CGTATCTATTAAAGATGAACAGAAAGAATATAATCTGGTATTATATAAATGTGTGCAATTGTTGTATGGTGGATTCATCCACGTTGAAACTTTTTTCTGGAACACATATTTACCATTCAAATTTTCATAAGGTTTCAATTCGAAACCTTCATGTAATTCCATTCTTCCCGTCATTTTAAAAATTCTATCATAGACTTTAAATTCTTCTTTATTAATTGTCTGTAAAAACAATAATGTCATTAAAGTTTCGGAATGACTTTTTGCCTGTGATTTTGATAGGTGCAACATATCTGTATGGTTTGTTACATCCATAAAATAATCTACAGATGATATAATGTCATCTTTTAACTTCTCAACAAATGGATTAACGGAAACATCTACCAAAAAAATGTGTGCTTCTGGTGCATATTTTCTAATAGATTCTATTGTGCCCTTAGTCTGTTGATACCTATCAAACGATGAAAAAAGCCCGTATGATGGGCTTAGTGCGGAGGTAATCAAAAATAAAGGTTTCATTTATACCAATACCAAACATCACATTCAGTGGTAAGAATCTTTTTATTTTGAGAAGCGGCGAACTCTGTGATTGCACGATTTACACCAGGAATAGTTTGGTAGTCGTGGCCAGAAAAGATACCACCAGTTTTTACTTTTGAATAGTAGTTAAGACAATCTTTTGTTAACTGTTCATATGTGTGTAGACCATCAATAAAAATATAATCTAATTGGCCATCTTCGAACATATTGAAAACATTATCTGAAAAGTCCCTTATCAAAACAAATCTGTCGCCATAAACAGTCATTTCTTTTGTAACACGTTCAAAAAATTCTTGTCTATCATTCAATACATTCCCGTTCCAATCTGTGTATGGAACATATGGATCAATTGAATACAATTTCACTTCTGGATTGGTATCTAATAAAAATTTTGTGGTATGTGCCTCAGAACAACCAATCTCTAATCCAATTTTCATACCTTTGGTCAATTCACCTAGACCATAACCAGAGCATTTAGCTACTGCACGTTGAATACCGAACGATTGTGTTTCAGTATTAAATTTAATTATATCACTCATATTATACCTCTTTATTAAAGTCACTAAAAATAACAAACGGATCAAGACCAAGTTGATGGTCAGGAATTTTGTGTAGTTGAAACAAACTAGGATTCTTTATAGTTGATAACAACATAATTGTTTGGTCATCATCGACTAAACCATTATCAATCAAATCAGACAAACTTTTTGCCATAGTTTTTTGAAATTCTGGCCACACCGTTCTACCACCAACAATTTTTGCACCTAGTATGTATACATCATTTGTTGATATGATTTCGTTGATTGGTCTATTATCATATTCCTTATAATTGAAAAGATGCATCTTTGTCACATCAAAATCATACGACCATTTTTTGGATGATGGAATCTTATCTGCGGTACGACAATAACCAAAATCCAACCATGACACCAAATCTTTGGTTGCAAATCCATTTTTTATTGCAACATTAACAACTGTTGATTTTAAAAAATTAACGGCAACATATTGTGGATTCCAGTATTCTGGATTCATTCTTTGTGACGGATGAATCATCTTCTGGTAGTTTTCATTTTTCTGAATTTTATGTATAGTCTCAACTAAATCGCCATATTTTTTAAAAATATTAAATGAAACCCATTTTGTTGGTCTATCACCACGTAATGGTTGTAGTTTCTCAATAATATCTGGTGTGGAGAATACAACCATTTCATTCTCCATTTGAGCCATATGGGAGAATCTTTCAATGTAAGTATCCGTTGTTCTCTGTAAATAGTGTGGCAATCCTTTATCTGGTGTCCAGTCACCACGACCAATATCGTAAAAAGCAGTAACAATAGTAATATCACTCATCATGTTGTCCTAAAAGTAATCATTTCTTCAACTTTATACTTATCATCATAGAATTTCTTCAATACTGGATCTCTGTCATATTGATGTACAATACAGTATGGTTTACCATCAGCAGTTTTTACCAAACCATGTTCAAAGATTGGATGGTTTTCTGTAATGAATGGTGCAAAATGATCCTTCTCAATTGGTTTGTTTGTTACATGTAAGTTGCAACAAAACCCATCGTTTAGTCCAGTAATGTGTGTGATATCCTTGTAAGGAACCAAATTCATCAAAACATTATATGCAGCTTGATCTGCCACCCAATCCGCTCTATTCAAAGACAGTTGATATAACATACCACATAAATCACGAATTACATTTTCTAGTCCAGCTAATGTACCAACATTTAACACTTCACGTTCTTCAATCTCTTTATAGAAGTATTCACCAAAACACTTGATTATGTTGTTTCGATTCCAGTGTTCATTTTTAATTTTGATGCATTCGGATACAGCAATCAATCTTGGCCAGCTTGGCCAGTCTTCAATTTGTTTTTCCATGAATTGAATTGGATCAGACTGAAAAATCACATCTCGCACATCTGTACTGATAACAAAACGATACTGGTCTGTATGGGTTCTTAAATAATCATAGATGTGGATGAATCGTTCCATATGAAACATATTTCCACTAATTGATACTTTAGGTACTGCAATAAAACCAGACTGTGTAATTTTATCAAGTGTTTCTTGTGATGCACCTATTGCAATTAGAACTTTGTCGCCTTTGAATTCAGATTCGTTGATTGATTGAATCCAAGGTTTGATTTGTTCAAAGTGATAGTTTTTAAATGCGCCTATAATCAGGTCTTTTTTGTCCATGGTAAATCTCCATTATATTGTTTCTTCATCACTTGATTTCCTTTTAAAAAGAATTCTGCCTGTACAGAATCTCCTCTACTTGCAACCCTATAGTTTATTGTATATTGTCCGTTTGTATCAAATTCAGTTTGTGTCTGCATCATATATGGTGACAAGATTCTATCAACTTCTGGTTGTTCTTGTGAATGCCTTGCACGCCGATACCAATAAGGAGAAAAACCCAGTGCTGAAATTCTAGGTATCATAAAGCAATTAACATCAATAAATTTATCATTAATCACAGAAGTCCATTTACCCAATGATTCACAATCATCGTTACATATGTATTCACCATCTTGGCTGACAATTTTACGCAACGAATATGCCCACTTGTTTCCTTTTGATATAACATCAACCAAGGTTTCAATATGATTTGGTTCATACCAATTGTCTTCGTCCAAGAAACATAGGAAGTCACCCTTTGCAATATAGGTCATTGCACCATATATTCTATGACCGTTGTACTGGTCTTGTCCTGTTGGGTATGGGAGGTCAATCAGATCAATATGTGGATACTCTCTGGCTATCACACGACCTTTTGGTTGGCCATCGACTACAACTAAATGTTGTATATTATCATAAGTTTGGTTTTTAACCGAGTCTAACGCTTGACGTAGACACGGTGCACCTGTGGTAGGTGTAATCACAGTCACTAACGGCTTCATAAATCATCCTCTAGTCAGTTTCAATATCTTCTCTATTTGTTTCTCAATTGCAGGTTTACGGTTTGGCCAATAGATGTATTCCTTATCACCTGTACTATGTAGTTTCTTTAGGAAAGGGATAATCATCTTCTCTAGTTCAGCCATGCGTTGTTCAGTTTCAGATAAAGTATTTTTAACTGTTTCTACAGTCTTAACACTCTCTTTGATAGCTGAATTATATTCTTGTTCGGATACGGCAGAGAATCCGAAATCATCTTCGGAATCTTCGTAACTCTTTAAAATTTTATCGAAATCGGTTAGTGGCATTTTATATTCTCACTATTACAGCATTACTTGGTGTACTATCTGTCACCACAATTCTTCCAGCAGAATCACCTTTTGATGGTGATTTTCCATAAATTTTTGGAGTTCCTTGATTATCTTTAGCTTCAGGATCAAACCTTTGGTCTTCTCTCCTAGCTCTCAACCTAAAATACAGTTCATGTGTTTTGGCATACTCAACAGCTTCAGTCAATTTACCATTTAAATTAACTTCATTTTTCTTTGCATCATATGGACCTCTAACATCCATAGGACCAATATACATGTAATGTATTGGCCCACCCATTTGTTCATTACCAACAACTATTTTTACTTTGTCTGTATTTCCTATTTTACCAAACACATCAGGTACTTTATCACCAACAACTAATTTTTTAACTTTTGTTAATTCTTGGTGTGCAGCTTTCATAAATTTCTTTGCTATTCCGGGAACAGCCAACTCAAGGCCTTTTAAACCTCCGCCAGCAAGTGATGGTGCAGATTCACCTTTCAATGACAAATTTATTTCTTCTGTTTTTTTGCCTTTAACAACCACAAATATAACATCCGTATATGGTTCGGAACCACCAAGTTGTCTACCACCATATTTTTTGGCTTCAATAACACCTATTATTTTAGTTTTGCCCGCAACAACTGTCACTGGATTATTTTTATTTTTCTTAATAGCATCGGTGACGCTTTTGATGACACCCATTTCTTGTCGTTCTGCTGATGTGCCGGCCATTTTATATCCTCAAATAAAAGTATTTATCTGATAATATCAATAGGCTTTCCAGAAGTCCAAACCTCCAATTCGGTTCTCAATCTATTCTCATTCTTCAATGTATCAAAACGGTTTGATGCCTTGTTCTTCCACCATGCAATCAAGTTTACCAGATTGTGTTTCTCATAGTTTTCACCAGGAATAAGCATATCGGTCTTACAGTTAACATAATCGACCATGTTTTTGTAACCATAGTCACTGATATAATATCTCTTTTGTTCTGTCAACTTTTTTGCATTGACAATCGTTTCCATGAATGCTGCCGCTTCAGGTTGGCCTTTAAGTGCAGATTTAGTTAAAGCTATAATTCTCATGGTAGTCTTTAACTTCTTACTCGACACATCTTCGTCAACAATATCACCAATCTTATCTTCCACAAAGTTTCGTAAATCTTCATAAGGTTTACCGTGCATCATAGGAATGAAATCACTATCGGTCAGTCCTTTATAACGAATATAAGGTTTCATGCCATCATATTGTGATACAGTCTTGGAACTTCCATACAAACTGGTAGTCTCAAACAGACACAGATTCATACCATACTTTTTGTTTACAATCTCACGGACTTCATGTGAGGTACATATACCTGCAAGTAACTTTCCACCAAGGTAATTGAAACCGAAAGGTTGCGCTGGTACAATCACAAAACCCATCATTGCAGACCCATTGAATCGTTTGGACCACTCCGGTTTCTGCGTAAACACTTGTCCAAGCATTTCATTGCGTGGTTTCATGTTGATTACGGGTGAACCTAAACGGATGAATCCAACGAACTTTCCTGTGTTCTTCTCCTTGACGGCCAATCTTATTTGACGGCCAACTGGTGAAATATTGATATGCGAACTGGTAATATTGAGTAATGTTTCCCAAGTCTCTTGTGGTATTTCAAGTACTTCAAAGTCCATATCATTTGGATGCATTGTGAAGTCTGAGAACAAATCATCTTCTAATGGAAACAAAGGATTGGAAGATAGACCAGCCAAAGATGCCAATTTCTGGTCACGCATGTATTCATCCACACGATGAAAGTTACCAAAGTAATCCTGAAATACTTTGGCACAATGTACTGCATCATCTTTGGTTAAATTCATACTTTAAAACCATCAAATTTCTTTTGTGGTTTCTCTCTATTTCCAAATGTGTTAAGTGGTTTTTCTGGCATACCAGAATCGGTGATGCCATCTTGACCCGATTGTTCTACATCATACAGGCGCATCTTTGCTCTGTCAATACCCAAGGTGAATCTTTTATACATTGTTGGATCGGAGTAACGATTCTTCAACTGTTTCACCATAATCTGACCAAGTTCTTCCAATTCTTCGGAAGAAATCAAAGCAAACATCAAGTCTGCGGTTGCTGGCAGACCAAAACTCTCACTTGTATCCTCAAGTCCTGGGTCGGATGAAGTAAAACCACTTCTTGTTGTTTGTGTTGCAGATACAATTGGTACTCCGTACTCAACGGCAAGTCCACGCAGCTCTTCGGCAATAGCCTTAACATAGGTGTAACTGTTGACAT